CGCGAACATCACAGCCAAGGGTGCGCCGCCGGTTATGATCACGTTGTTGTAGGTCTGTTGCTGGTTTGCCTGGCGCTTTCAACTCCACAAAAATTATGCAACCACCCGGTAATGTGACCAAACGATCAGGCACCGAGCGCCTGCCTGGTGATGTGAACTTTTCACACATTCCGCCCAATTCTTTCACGCGCTTGCATAGCGCTTTTTCTACGTCACGTTCCAACATGGCCAACTTCCTTTAATAGTGTTTTGGCCGCCTTTACATAATAATCGCGGTCAATATCTGACAATTCTGATTCTGATAAATCCATAACGGGAGCACAGCCAGCAGACTTGGGAACACGGTTGCCGTTGGTTGCGTAGGTTAGTCCGGCACCAAGAGCGAACGCTTTTGAGTGGTAAAACCTCACCGCCTTGCCAACCGCGACACCTTCATACATGGCACCGCCGCGCACCTGCCGAACGGTTACGAACTCTCGCATTTCATTACACTGGTTTATAGTTTGCTCAATGTCGGCACCAGTAGCCAAAAAATCACACACAGCTTTTGAAACGATGATGGCGTCTGGGTTTTTCTGCAAACTGGCAGGGGCAAAGATCCCCTTTCCCTTTGTCTTCCCGTTCACCATCACAGCGCAATAATTATTCACATTGGCGCTTGAGATAGAACGGTAGTCTGTGCGCTCAAGTTCATAGGTTGTTCCCAGCATCCAATCAAACGCTATGGTTTCCATTTCGCGCTCTTTTGACTTGTTGCAGTGAATCACAATACCATCTGTGTTCGCGCTCTTTACGGATATGCCAGCAGCTTCCATTCTTTCGATCAACATCAAAAGAGCAAGCTGGCCTGTGATTGTTGTTTGTATCAAAAGGTCTGGTGAGTACAGGGCACTGTACTTGCTTCCGAGCTTCCCAAAGCTGCCGTTTATGGCAATCTTTAATGTTGCGTCGGCCACCTTGTCGCCCTTTCTTTTAGCAGCAATTCGTCGGTTTACGATAGACTCATAAACTTTTAAGAATGGCTCGCCTAGAGATTTTGGGGCAAGTTTCTGCTGTAGTATGATATTCGGGTAAAATGCAGCAACATCCAACTCAAAAAGCAAATAGTCGTCATTTTTCTCAATATGCTGAGATTTCTCCACGCTGTGAAGGCCGCCAATGCCCATTTGATACCGTACCCCTGCCAACTCTATGCGTTCTGCTTTAAGCCATTCAGGCATTGCTACAGCGCCACTTGTGGCAAGTGTGAAATTCGTGTTTAAAATTCGTTCAAATACGCTGTTTAACTGGTGGCTTTTGAACATTACTATGCCGGGGTCTTGATACCGGAAGCTATAGCCCTTTTCTAGTTTTGGCGACCTGTATGTCTTGCCTGTCAAATTGCGAAGCTCGGAAGTGATTACAGTTTCTGCAATTTGTGCATCTGACTTGCTGCGAAGATCCATACCGTATTGGTCAGACATTGTTTTGCGAAGGTCTATCTGTTTTTCAAGCGCTTTGTAAAGCAATTCCGTTGTGTCTAGGTCATTAGCACAATACGTTCGGAGGGAATCACGATCTGCTGGGGTTATCCGTTGGCTTGGCGCTATTGGCAAGTCTTGCATTTTTATTGCATGAAGCCGCCCGCCGTAAATCTTCAAGCCGCTTTGGCCTGGCGCTACCTGCATAATATCAATGTGATCCCAACTGGCTGGCGCGTGTAAATTAGCGTCCCTGATTATTCGCCATACTGGTTCACCGCTGGTAATGATTTTATCTGAAAGAGCTTTTAGCTGCTCATTGTTATAGCCTTCTATAGCTGCAACAAGCATAGGTAAGTCATACCCGTTGCCGTTAAAACTTATCGTGGTGTACTGGCCCATAAGGGCGCGTAGCTGTTTAGTGTTAAGGGGTTTGCCTTCATACAATTCGACGTTGGCGACCTGGCGGGTTTTCATATTGCGGAATGATGCAAGAAAGTAATTTTTATAACATTCTGTGTCTATAATCAGCATAGGGAGTAGCCCTTTTACAAATAGAAAAGCCGCCCTAAGGCGGCCAAACATTATACCATTTTAAAACTCGTCAACAGGATCGAACGCGTCGTATTCGTCAAACTCATCGGCGCTGATTCCAGCATCACCGAACGGTTCCCCATCAGCGTAGAACTGCACACCGTCAAGCTGGGCGTTAACACGCTTGCCGTATTTGTTGTTCTGCGGCCACATGCTAAAAATGGCGTTCACGTAACAGCCAGCATAAGGCTTGTTGTCTGCTTCGGCCAAAGGCGCTTTGTCGCGGTCAATAACAACAGGGCGCTTTTTGGTGCTGGCCTTGAGTGTCATCTTACCTTCAAACTCAGGGCGACCAATTTCATCACCGTCCTTTAGGCAAAGTTTGTCATCACCAAGCTTTGTTTTTAACTCTTCCTTCATCAGCTTGTTAATCTGAGCCTGGATAGACTTGATGATTTCGGCGTGTTCAACCTTGTCGAATACAAAGGTAGCTTCATATTTTCCGGTATCTTCATCTCCAAACTGTGCTGTGCGGAATAAAGAAGGGAATGACAAACGGACGTTTTTAGCTTTAATCTTAGACATTATATAATACCTTTTTGCGGTTTAAGTTTTGGTTTTTGCCTTTCAGCGAGTTAAGAATGACTTAACTCGTCTCAGATTGCAATGATCTTAATCAAAATCGTCTGCTGTTATTGTAATCGAAGGGCGCTTGTCGGTTTCTGGTGCCAGAGTCGGCTTACCTTCTGGCTTAACGATCAGATCTTTGATCTTTACAGCGTCTTTTTTGCCTAGCGCCTTTTCAGCTTGGGCAGGGCTTACCAGCGTTTTCTTGTATGCTTCCTCGCCTAGCAAATCTTTAAGCGCTTGCGCGGCCTTCTCAGAGTCTCCCCAATTGCGTAAGGATCTACCGGCCACCAGCTTGTAGCCTGGGAAGCCGCCCTTCTCTACGCGCTCTTTAATGTGCTGCTCAACTGCATCCAGCCATGACACGATCAGTTTTTTAGAATCCAGCGCTGCCTTTAGCTGATCATCTGTTAGGTGTGCTGGTGTCGGACTATCAATTTCGTCAAAGTCCGACATGATTACTTTTTGCGTGTGCTGCTGTAATGCTGGGCAGGTCGCCTTTGCTTTGCACCATAAGCACTGTGCATTCCCCGGCACACGTTCAGCATCAGGTTCCAGACACATTTCAGCGCGCTGGCTTGCCCATTCCCCCCACTTGAGAAGGTCGGGAAGGCTGATCTCCCAAGTATCAATGTGGTCAAGACGGGGCTGTACAATGTGAACGACAACGCGCTTGATGTCATAAATCATTCCATAATCACTATACGCCCCAAGGCCGTATAGCATTGCTTGCGGGTTCTCTTCTGCGAAGATCCGCAACCCTTTGCCAAATTTCAAATCGATAGCATGTAGCGTATCACCATCAATTATAATTGCGTCTGAAGTTCCGAACCCCTCTGGTACCCAGTCACTAAAATCCACGCGCTGCTCATAGGCGTGTTCACCCTTAAATGACAACACATAATCGACGTATTCCTGCACGTGTTCGGCCATTTCCTGATCGACTGTCCATTCGTTGTTTTCGATAAGCGTCTTGCCTACCCAGTCAAAACACGTTCCTCCATTCACCAGCACGATTTCTGCAAGCTCATGTGCGCAAGTTCCCTCATGTGCGGCTGAACTGCTACGGTCTGACATGCCCTTCTCTGCGCTTACGCTACCAGGGCAGGCCAGCCAACGGGATGATCCGCTGGCTGACAGTTTCGCATGTGCAGACATTATAGCGCCTCCAATGCGGTTTTAAGATCACCCAACTTATCAGCCGGAACGTCTTTGACAAGCGTCGCGCCAAACGTGCTTAACGTTTTTTTGATGGCCGTTTTTTTGTTGCGGTCGTCTCGCACGATTGCCAGGCACATGCTCTGGATCTCTTCGCGTGTTATTGATTGTTCTGGCGTGGCTGGCGCTTCCTCTTCTGTTTTTGCGCTATCAACAGGTGAGGATTCAATGGCTGTTAGCCTGTCCGTCAGGTCAACAATTGCGGCGGTTAGCGTTTCAATTTTGGCTTCCAATGACATTTTAGTTTCTCGCTTTTCTGTGTTAAGGTTTGCTTAACTTAAACCAAACAAGACGAGGTGTCAAGCAATGATGGACAAAATCTTAGAGTATTTCGGCGGGCCTGCTGGCCTTGCTCGTGCTTTGAACGTATCACCGCCGGCAGTCAGCCAGTGGATTTTGGCGGGAAGAGTGCCGGCGTTTCGAGCCATAGAAATAGAGGTAATCAGCTACGGAAAATTCAAAGCGGTCGATATGATGAAAGGGGCGGAAGAATGACATTAACCATATTCCCTCTACGCTCTGACAAGTCACCAGCGGTAGGCAAGGGCATCGACTGGAAGACATACAAGGGTGAAGCAAAGACCCCAATGGTCGGTATTGTGGTCCCCTCAGGGG